TTCTGCATAACTTTTAACAACATGGAGAGGTACCATGCAAGAAGATAAATTAAAAAACTTAAGTCAAGCCGAAGCGCTTGTACCCCTTGACACCGATGGTGAAGAAGTAGAAATAGAACTTGAAGGAGTTGCTAGTGAAACTGAAGCAGCAGCTGACGTCGAAGAGGTAGTAGAAGAAACAAACGACGAAGAATCAAAAGCCGAAAATACCGAACACGATGAATATAGCAAAGGTGTACAAAAAAGAATTGACAAACTAACAGCAAAACTTAGAGAAGCTGAGAGACGTGAACAAGCAGCTACAGATTTTGCTAGCAACGTACAAAAAGAAAACGAAACATTAAAAACAAAAACAAAAGAACTAGATGAAAATTATGTTTTGGCTGAGGCAAATAGAATCACAGCGGAAACAGAAAAAGCTAAAAACGATTTAAGAGCAGCTAACGAAACTGACGACATCGACAAACAAACAGACGCTCAACAGAGATTGGCTGTGTTAGCAGGTGAAGCACAACGTATGTCTGCACTTAATAAAGAAAGGGAGAAGGTAGTAGAAACACCACCTTCTAAACAACAACCCGCGCAAACAGCGCCACAAGCAGCACCAGAACAATATCCAGACCCAGATCCAAAAGCTCAAGAGTGGGCAGATAAGAATGAATGGTTTGGTCAAGACAGGGCCATGACTATGACTTCTTTTGCTATTCACGAGGATTTAATTAAAGAAGGATTTGATCCTAAGTCCGATGAGTACTATACTGAGGTCAATACTAGGATTAGAAGTGAGTTTCCTCACAAGTTTGATGAAGACACTTCCCCTAAAAACCGACCCGTTCAAGCGGTAGCTTCTGCAAAACGCAGTGCTAAAACTGGACGCAGCAAATCTGTGAAACTCACACCTTCTCAGGTCGCAATTGCTAAAAAATTGGGTGTGCCACTTGAAGAATACGCGAAGTATGTCAAATAACGTGGAGGACATGACTATGGCAACTAAAAAAACTGACGAAAATCGTCAACCACGCGAGGCTCAAACCAGAGAGAAAACTTCTCAAAGGAGACCTTGGGCACCACCGTCCGCTTTGGACGCACCACAACCACCTGAAGGCTACGTGCACAGATGGGTTAGATCAGAAGTTAGAGGTTACGAAGATCGTAAGAACTTTAGCGCCAGACTCCGTGAGGGGTGGGAGCCAGTTCGATCTGATGAATATCCTGACTTTGAATATCCAGCTCTTGACAGCGGTAGATACGAAGGTGTTATAGGTGTAGGCGGCTTAATTCTTTGCAGGATCCCTGTGGAATCTGTAAATGAAAGAAGCGAATATTTTAAAGCTAGGACGAGGGATCAGATGGAATCGGTAGATAACGATCTGATGAAGGAAGAAAACCCTGCCATGCCTATAAACAAGAATAGGCAAAGTCGCGTAACATTTGGCGGAAACAGAAACGATTAATCGGATTTGTTTCTTTAATTTTAATTTGTTATTTATAGGAAAGTTTAATGGCTAATGTAGATTCAGCATTTGGACTAAGACCATACGGTGGTTTAAGTCCTTCTAATGCTACTATGCAATCCAGAAAATACTTAATAAATCCATCAGGTTATGGCACTACTATCTTTCAAGGTGACTTAGTTAAATTTAACGCAGGTTACATTGAGCAAGCTGGTGTAAGTGACGCTAACATTGTTGGTGTATTTAATGGAGTGTTCTATCAGTCATCTGACGGTCCAGTATTTAAAAACTTCTATCCTGCTAGTACAACTGCTAGTTCAGGTGATATTGAAGTTTACATTTACGACGACCCCGACATGTTATTCTTGATTCAAGGTGATTCGGCAACGAACACTGCTCAAGCTAACGTTGGTAAAAACGCAGATACTGTAGGCACAAGTGGTAGTACAACTACTGGCATTTCATCCAGAGAACTTGACGTAAGCACCGCCGCAACAACTGAAGGTTTACAACTTAAGATTGTTGGTGTAGCACAAGATGACAAAAACGGCGAGTTGGGCACAACGCACACTAATCTTATTGTTAAGATTAATGAGCACGCGTACGCACATCCCGTAGCAGGTACTTAATCATGGCAATATCTAGAGCACAATTAGTTAAGGAGTTAGAACCCGGACTAAACGCACTCTTTGGTCTTGAGTACGACAGATATGAAAACGAACATGCCGAAATTTTCGACACTGAAACATCAGATCGTGCTTTTGAAGAAGAAGTGATGCTTGGAGGCTTTGACGCAGCACCTGTGAAGTCTGAAGGTGCAGGAGTGGCTTTTGACACAGCTCAAGAGTCTTTCACTGCTCGTTACACTCACGATACTGTTGCGTTGGCGTTTAGCATTACTGAAGAAGCAATCGAAGATAACTTGTACGACAGATTGTCTGCAAGATATACAAGAGCGCTAGCTAGAAGTATGTCAACAACTAAGCAAATTAAAGCAGCCTCAGTTTTAAACAATGCCTTCAACAGCAGTTTCGCTGGTGGAGATGGTAAAGAGCTTTGCGCTACTGACCACCCTACTATTGGTGGTGGTACTTTCAGTAACGAGCTTTCTACTTCTGCTGACCTAAACGAAACTTCGTTGGAACAAGCATTGATTGATATTGCGGCGTTTATTGATGAACGTGGATTGAGAATAGCGATTCAAGGAACTAAGTTAATTATTCCTAAAGAGCTACAATTTACTGCTGATAGATTGCTTGAGTCACCAGGTAGAGTAAATACTTCTGACAACGATATTAACGCTGTTAGAAATATGGGCATGATCCCTCAAGGATACGTGGTCAACCACTACTTAACTGACACTGACGCTTTTTTCATTAAGACTGATTCACCGAACGGATTCAAAATGTTTGAACGTTCACCAATCAGAACTTCAATGGAAGCTGACTTCGACACAGGTAATGTACGTTACAAGGCTAGAGAAAGATATTCATTTGGATTCTCGGATCCAAGATGTATATTTGGTTCTCCTGGAGCATAATGTTTATACTTAATTAGGAACCCCGCCGGGGGTTTCGTACTCAACCCGGCAACTTTTATTTGTCCCCTTTTTAAAAAATACTATATAATCTTATTACTAGGATTATTTTAATTTGTTCTATCAACTGACCTAGCAGACAAGCCAAGATGATAGAACTTATTCTCTCGGAGGGAATTATGGCAAAATCAACTTTTAGTGGACCAATTAGATCGCTTGCAGGAGTTATAACTGCAGGTAACGCTAATGTGGTCAGTTTAACTGCAGACACTAGTTTAACTGTGGATGCACATGCGGGTAAGATTCTAACGACTAACGATGCAGATGGTAAATTTACTTTACCTAGCATTGTGGCAACTGCTCCTGGCAGAGATGATGACCCTAATCAATTAAATAATTTAGGAGCTAGTTTCTTCTTTGTAGTAGAAACAGCAGCAACTGACATGGATATCTTAACTGATGGTACTGACAAATTTGTTGGTGGCCTATACACAGGTAAAGATGACGCTACAGGTAAAACATTTATCTCTGGTGCATCTAATGATGTTATTACTATGAATGGTTCTACTAAAGGTGGACTAGCTGGTAGTATTGTTAAAGTTACTGCTATCGCTTCAGCTAAATATGCTGTCGAAGGTATAATTTTAGGCTCAGGTACTATAGTTACACCATTCGCTGACGCATAATCAGGAGTAAGACATGGCTGATACAGTAACAAGTCAAACTATTCAAGACGGTAATAAAACTGCCGTCTTGAAGTTTACTAATGAATCAGATGGAACAGGCGAAGCTTCAGTTAAAAAAGTAGATGTCTCAGCGTTAGCTGCAGATAGTCAAGGTAATGCTTGCACTTCAGTTTCTATCGCAAGAATTTACTGGGCGTGCAGAGGTATGGGTGTTGATATCGAGTTTGATGCTACAACAAACGTACTAGCTGTACCTTTACCTGCAGATAGCACTGGTGATGAATATTATGATTTATTCGGTAGCATACCTAATAATGCAGGTTCTGGCGTAACTGGTGATATAGATTTCACCACAGTCAGTGCTAGTAGTGGAGACGCTTATTCAATCATTCTGGTTCTGCATAAAAACTATTAATAGATATGGCAACATCTGGAACTACTGCGTTTGATTTAAGCATCGACGAGTTAATCGAAGAAGCTTTTGAACGTTGTGGTTTAGAGCTGAGAACAGGCTACGACTTAGATTCGGCTAGAAGATCATTAAATATAATGATGGCTGACTGGGCTAATCGTGGTCTGAATCAGTGGACCATAGCTGAAAGAACTTTTACTACAACAAAAGGCACAAGTTCGTATAGTTTAGATACAGATTTAATAGACATCACTGAAGCAGTGATTACTAT